ATCGCAGTGGTAAATTGGAGAACTATGAACATGTTTCCATTTGTGAAAGATGGAGTGACCCTGTAAATGGTTATCTAAATTTCAAAGAAGATATGGGATGGCGACCAAATGGAATGACTCTTGACAGAGTCAATCACCGGGGTAACTATGAGCCGTCTAATTGTAGATGGGCCACAAGTTCAGTTCAAAATCACAATAAATCAAAAAGATGCGATGCTAAAACATCTAAATACATTGGTGTGAGCGCCTGCAAGGACATGTGGGTTGTTCAATTGTGGGTAGATGGTGTACATCTGCATAGGGATAGATTTGCTTCAGAAGAAGCTGCTGCTATCCATTATGACAACCTAAGCGAAGATACCTATGGTGACCGTCCAAATGGTACGATTAGAAAGGTAGTTGTACCTGATGAACGAAAAGTGGGTGGGATTACATTTGACCACAGGAACCTTAGTTATAGAGTCAGGGTTACTCTTCCAGACGGAAAACGTAAATCCTTTGGGAACTACAAGGATAAACTTCATGCAATCTTTGTTTTAGGCAACGAAATTACCAAATATTATTACTAATTTCAAGCCCTCTTCGGAGGGCTTTTCTTAGCTTATTAATTCAGTGAGCTAAGGAAAGGATTGAAATGCTGAATAACATACAAAAAGTAAGAGTTGAGTGTGCTGACACTGATCCTTCATTTCCTATTCTGCCTGACGATACTTACCAGTATCTTTTAGAAAAGAATTATGACAGTATTCCTCGCACAGCTATGGATGCAGCTAGAATTATCTTGATGCATCTTGCTCAACGTGGAACAGAGACTGTCGATTTGTTCACAATTAAAGGTTCTGCTGCTGCTGAGTCGTATCGTCAAGCATTGATTATGTATATCAAAGACCCGAACAATAACCCGATTTTACAGAATTGTCAGGGTTGGATTGGAGGAGTCTCTGTTTCTCAGATGCAATCAAACGATTCTAATCTAGATAACAATATCGTAAAACAACCATCTGTTAGCTATGATACTGTACCCACAGGGTACTTTACTTATTGAGGTAGTTTATCATGAGTAACGCAAGTAATCAGTTTTTACGAGCAACAAAAGAAGCTATTCAGAGAAATGGTGTTAGTATTAATTACAAAAAAGTCGGAGTACAGAGTTACGATCCAGCCACAGGACTTGTTACCTCTAATTCTGTACAGTATTCTGTTATGTCTTATCCTCGTCACATTAGGGCTAGTCAGTGGTATTTTCCAGACTTGATTGGTAAAGATGCAATCCAGTTTTATATTGCTGGCGATCAAGCATTTACTCCTGATGTGAAGGATTCCATTGTTTTTGACTCAGTGGAATATAAGATTGAATCGATCCAAAAACACTTTGCTGCTGGGCAAGTTTGCCTCTACAGGATAGTCACAGTGAGGTAAGTATGTTAGAGATTGACACAACAGAATACGAAAAGTCAGTTGACGAATACATTAAATTGGTAAAAAACGCTTTTGTTAAAGGCGTAAAGCAAGTGATGGTTGGTACTGCTGACGCCCTGGTTGAAAACACTCCTGTTGGTGATGTTGATCTCTACTATGATCTGTATTTGAATCGATATCTTGAGGAAGGCTGGGATATTGAGGCTGGTATGCTTATGGCAAACTGGTATTTCGAATTAAACGCAATTGATGGTTTGTTTGACTCTGAAGCAAGAGATACTGACGGATCAGAATTGAGAATGAAACTCCAAGAAGTAATGCAACAATTTAAGTTGGGTGATTCAATTCTGGTTGCTAACGAAACACCATATGCTGAGAATATTGAAAATGGTAAGCAATCTAAACAAGCTCCATTCGGTATGATTGCTCCAACAGAACTTGCTCTGATGAAGATCTACAAAATTCAATTTAAGGACTTTTTAAATGGCTGAAATTGTAAATATCAAAAGAGCATGTGAAAAACATTTATCTGCAATGACGGTCAATCTTCCAACTGGTTACGAAGGTGTCAATTTTACACCTCCTGATGCGATGTATCAGAGATGTCAGTTTGTGATTCAGAGGCCAGATGATCCTGTTTTTGGAACAGGATATCACAGAGAGCAAGGTGAATTTCAAGTATTTGTTGTTGACTTAATTGGAAAAGGGACAACAGATGCTATTCAACGTGCTGAATTAATTCGGGATCATTTTGCAAAGGGTACTACATTGTTTGAAGCTGGTACACCTGTGCATATTTTATCAACCCCTCAGATTGCCGGTACTAGAATTTCAGGTGGGAAAATTATTGTTCCCGTCTTAATCCCTGTCACCGCAGAGGTGTATTAAGGAATAGGGTTAGCTACCCTTGAGGCAATTCTGCCTTATTTTGCAAAATAGGAAGAAAAGGAATAAATATGTCTATCTCTAAAGGCGTTGGCAAGAAAGTTGCCTATAAGAAGGAAACGACCTGGGGTACTTTGGCTGGTGCTGCATCTGGTAAGTATATTCGTCGTGTTACTTCGGATTTCAACTTGAATAAGGAAACTTATGAATCGAATGAAATTCGTACCGACTATCAAGTTGCTGACTTCCGCCACGGTGTCCGTCAAACTGAAGGTTCTATCAATGGTGAACTCAGCCCTGGCGCATACTCTGACTTTACTCAGTCCCTTGTTGCTCGTGATTTTACTGCTGCTCCTGCCGGTACTTCTGCTACAGTTACAATCGCTGCTTCTGGTGATCTGTGGACACTGACTCGTTCGACTGGCTCATTCTTGACTGATGGTATTAATGTCGGCATGGTTGTTCGTATGACTGGTGCTGGCCTGAACGCTGCTAACCAGGGCAATAACCTGTTGGTATGTGCTGTTGCCGCTACAGTGTTGACTGTAAAGGTTCTGTCGAGTACTGCTCTGGTTGCTGAAACTGCAATTGCATCTGTAACTATTGGTGGTGTTGGTAAGATTACTTACGCTCCATTGACTGGTCACACTAACGACTCGTACACCATTGAAGAATGGTACTCTGATATCCTGCAATCTGAAGTCTATACCGGCATGAAGGTTGGTGGAATGAATATTCAGTTGCCTTCTACTGGTTTGACTACTTGTGACATCTCGTTCATGGGTAAAAACCTGGAACAGACTGGAACCACTCAGTACTTCACTTCACCTACTGCGGCTCCTACCAATGGTCTGTTTGCTGCTGTTAACGGTGCTCTGATTGTGAATGGTACTCCTCGTGCAGTTATTACTTCTGCTGACTTGAGTATTGAGCGTGGTCTGGAAGCTGCTAATGTGGTTGGCTCTAACTTCGCTTCGGACGTGTTTACTGGTCGTATCCGTGTGAGCGGTAATATGAGTACTTACTTTGAAGATGGTACTTTCCGTGATTTCTTCAAGGATGAAAACACTGTCTCTGTTGTGTTGGCACTGACTTCTGACAATAGTAAGACTGCTCAAGCTATTACCATCACTCTGCCGAAGGTCAAGCTTGGTTCTGCTACCAAGTCTGACAGCGAGATGGGGATTGTTCAACAACACTCCTTTGTTGCTCTGTTGAATGACGTGACTTCTGCTGGTCTGCCTGCTACTACTATCCAGATTCAAGATACTTCTATCTAATCTGTAAAGAACCCCCCTTGGAGAAATCCTTGGGGGTTTTATTTTGTCTGCCCTCTTGCAAAACTCATCTGACCGTGATATACTTAAATCTTCTTTCGTACTTCATGTTGTTATGAAGTGTTCTAATTGATAAAGGAGCAACAAAATGGGATTGAATCTCTCTAAGAATAATTTGGCTGAGAAGGCTGAAGCTGGTTTTGAATTCGAAGTTACTATGCCTGGATCTGGCGAACCACTGGGTGCATTCATCACTGTGCGTGGTAAGGAATCCAAGACTGTACAAGCATTTGCTCGTCGTAAGTTTAATGAAATGCAGCGCCGTGAAACTGAAGCAAAGCGCCGAGGTAAGGAAGTTGAATTCAACTTGGATCAAGCTGAAGATGACGTGATTGAACGTGCTGTGACCCACATTATCTCGTGGCGTGGTATCGAGGACAATGACGGTAAGAATACTGTCGAAGTTCCTTTCACCAAGGAAAATGCAGAACGTATCATGCGTGAGTTCCCTTGGATTCGTGAGCAAGTTCTGGAGCAATCGGCAGACCTGCTGAACTTTCTATGATGTAGAGGGTGCCCTACAATTTGTCAAACAAGAAATAAAATTCAATGAAGCTCAGGCAGATGGGAAATCACTACGTGAACATCTGCTGGCTGTAGAAAAAGCTATTGGTAGGAAACCAAAAGAGCTTGACGAGCTTGTTGAACTACCAAGAGAGTTTACTAAGGTTTGGGAAGATTACTTGAATCTTAGTTCCTCTCGTCAAGCAGGTTTTGGATTATCTCCTATTACTTATACGGAGATAGATTCATATTCTAGGTTAATGGGTATTGAATTAGAATCCTGGGAAGTCCAGATGATTAAATTGTTTGACAGGGTTACTCTTTCAGAAGTTGCTAAACAACAAGAAAAGAAGGCTAAGACTAAATGACCTGATCCGATACATGGTTTTCTGTGTATCGGATTTTCTTTATTTAGGTTATTTCTTTAGTAATTAGCTCGATTACTAAATAAATGACTAGGAGTAGATTATGGATCTATCTAAGATTAGATTTACAGTAGAAACTGATCAATTGAAAGAAGCAATTGGGTTGCTTGATCAATTGAAAAATGCTAGTTCTGTATTGAAAGATGCAAATACAGAAAGAAAAGCAAGCGTTCAAATTCAACGTGAAGAAATTAAAAATGCCAAGGAGCAAGAGAGATTAAATACTCAACAGCAAAAGACTGCTGAAGCCGCTGCTAAGGCTGCTCAAGCTCAAGCAAAGGCTATCAAGAGTACTGGCTCTGCTCAGAAGGATGCTTCTGGTGAGATGGATGCTGCTACCAGAATGGTAGAGAAGCAAGCTCTTGCTATGAAGATTCTTCGTGGTGAAACAATTAGTACCGCTGACGGTATTGCATTCCTTGGTAATGGTTTTACAAAATCTCAGTCGAATATGTTGGCTTCTCTCAAAATGCTGGGAGCAACTGGTAAAGAGATGCAGTCTCTAGCATATTCCTTTGAAGAGTATAATAGAATTACTGGCGTTAATACTTTCGATAAGAGTGCTTCTGGTATTGAGAAGATGAGAAAGGAACTCTCGGAACTGAATAAGATCAATTCTATCACCATGTCAGGAATGGCATTGACGAGAGATGAGATTGTTAACTTCATGAGAGATTCTGAAAGGCTTGTCCAACAACAGAAGTCAGAAGGTAAATCTTCAGCTTGGTTAGCAGAGGAGCAAGATAGACTGAAACAGTCTTACTTGACTACTTCTGTTGAACTTAATAGATTACGTGCTGAATCCAAGAAGATGGAAGATCAAGCAAAGAGTCAAGCTACTGCTGAGATTAAGGCAGCGAATGACAGAGCAAAAGCTGAAGACTATGTAGCCAGAGAGATGAATCGTGCTGAAGCAGCATATTTAGCTGCTATGAGCAATGAAAAGATTAATACTGGATCATCTAATCGTTTAGTCAAAATGGAAGAGATGATTCGTAAAACAGGTATCTCTGCACAGCAAGCAGAAATCATGCTTGAGAGATATAAGCAACAATTGATTGCAACTCAGAAGGCCGGAGCAAGTCGTGCTGCTGATACTGTTTCCAGAGCTCTTGGACCTCAACTAACTGATATTGTTGTTGGTTTGTCAACTGGTCAATCTCCATTGATGGTGTTGCTGCAACAAGGTGGTCAGTTGCGAGATCAGTTTGCTTTGGCTGGTGTTGAAGCTGCTGCAATGGGTGATGCAATGAAAAAGGCTGGTAAGGAAATGTTTACCAGTGTCGTCGCAACAGGTAAAGCTGTTGGTCAATTCATTGTTGGTAGCTTCATGGATGCAGGCAAGGCTCTTGTTACTGGCTTTACAAAACCCGTACAACAAGCAACTGCTCGGACAGCTACTTTCTTTGCTGAATTAGCTGCAGGAAAAGGTGTAGGGTATGCCTTAGAATCATCTATGGTGGCAGCTAGTGCAGGTGTAAAGGGTCTGACTGGTTCAATGCTGACTTTTACTTCTGCTGTTGCTGCAACTGGAATTGGTGCTCTTGTCATTGGTCTTGTCGCAATGGGTGTAGCTTTAAGAGAGTCGATTAAAGAAGAAAATAGCCTAGTCAGGGCAATGTATTTGACGAACACAGGTCTGTCAATGTCAGCCACGGAAGCTATGTCCTTTGCACAATCCATGTCAGAAGTTGGGGTAACAACTTCAGATGCTGTTGAAGCTTTAACATCTATCAGAAATGCGCCAAAATTAAATAAAGAGATTTTGGAGCCGTTTATCAAGTCGGCAGTTGATCTTAAAAATGTTGGTGGCCCAGCAATCAAAGAGACAATGAAGACTCTTACTGATATGGGGAAAGATCCTGTCAAAGCATTGCGTGAAGTGGGGGCTTCTTACGGATTCGTCACAGAGGCGATGATTGAACAGGTTAGACAAGCTGAAAAATCTGGCGATACTTTCAAGGCTACTGAACTTGCTGCGAAGTTAGCTGCAGATGCTCAGTCTTCCGCAGCCCAGAGAGTAATGGATGATTTGTCCCCATTAACTGTACTTTACATTGATCTGAAGAAAAAAGCCAGTGAAATGTGGGATGCAGTTAAAGGTCCAACAAAGAAACAGTTGATTGACCAGAACTTAAATGTTGCTCGTAACAATCTGTCGGCATTGGAAATGATCGGTGCAGGCAAGTCAGAGAAAGCAGATAATCTGCGAGGGTACATCAAGCTTCAAGAGCAAGTCTTGCAATTGGAAAAAGAGTATAACGATTCAGTCGATGAAGGGAAAAGAAGACAAGCTGCTAAAGCCTCTGTTGAAAAGAAAACTGAAGCTGAAGTTTTAAACTATAGGAAAGAAAAATGGAAAGCACTATCTAAGGAAGAGTATGCTCAAAACCGACTGAATCAGGAATATACTGATCAGTATGAAAGAGAGGCTTTGGTTGGTGAATCTAGATTAGCTCAACTTGAAGCTTACTATAAAGAATGGGAAACTCTTCGTAAGAAGGATTCACCAAGAGAAGTAAAAGATAATTCTTTACAGACAGAAAAAGAAAGATTGAATGCTATCCTTGGTGAACAGAAGAAAGGGTTGTCTGATCAATTAGCAGTTCTGAAGGCTTATAGAGAATCTGAATTCATCACTGAATCTCAGTATCGTGATCAGACTTCAAGAGTTTATGCTGAGTCTTTATCTGTTCAAAAGAAAGCTCTTGATGATTGGTATACAGCAAGTGTTTCTTCTATCGAGAAACAGAAAGTCGCAGCTAAGGGCAATCAGTCTGTTGTTGGTAATTTGAATAGAAGCCTCGATGCTTTGAAGCAAACGTACCAGTCTCTGTCGAATGAAAGAGCATCAGATGTATTTGCATTCTATACTAAGTCTGCACTTGAAGCTTTAAAAGCGATAAATGATTTCAATCTGAAATTAATTGATATCGGTAGAGAAGAAGAAAAGTTAGCTGCTTCTAGAAAGCAAGAGAAGGATTTCTCGATTGCTAGTTTGTATACTGACCCTGATGTGATTAGTGGTATGAAAGCTTTCACAGCAGAACAACAACGCATCAACGATAAGTTGTATGAACTTGAAAAGGAGAAGAAGAAACTCGACTCCAATAAAGTTGCTGCTCAAGCTAATGCTGACATGGCTCAGACTGCTCTTCAATATGTCGAAGCTCTCTCAATCTTAAAAGAGTTTGAGGAACAGACGTTAAGTGCAGAACAAGCTATGCAGAGGTTGAAGGATTCCATGAAGACTTCTCCTGATGAAGCTAAACGTAATGCAGAACTCCAAGGCTCTATTTCGCGTTTAAACGAGCTACAGAACGTTGTAAGAGGGTTGGATATGGGTAGCACACTAGCACCCGGTTTTAACGCTGCCACGAACGCTTTAGGTGGCTTGTTGGGGGCTATGAACCAACTCATTAAGTATCAAGAAGACTATAACAAAGTCATGAAAGAAGGGACTGAAGAACAGAAGGCTCAAGTCAGTGCTGCTGATTATAGAGCAAGAGTCTCACAGTATGCTAAACTTTCTGGCGTAACGAAAGACTACTTCAAACAGCAAACTGCAGGATACAAAGTTCTCTCTATTGCTGAGAAAGCTTTTAGGGCTGTTGAGGTGTATGAAGCAACTAAGGCTTTCTTGTTCAAGACAGGATTAGCTGATAAGTTGAATGTAGCTACAATCCAGGGTTATGTTGAAGCTGGGGTTGCTGCTGTAGCTTCTGCAGGTAAACAAATTGCAGCATTGTTTGGTATTGGTCAAGCTGCAGCAACAAACGCTGTGTTGAACCAAGGAAACGGTGATCCTTATACTGCATTTGGAAGAATGGCTGCTATGGCTGCTGTTGTCGGTGCTTTAGGATTCTCTGTTGCGGGACAATTTACCGGAGGTGGATCATTCGGTGCCACAAACGAAGGTAAAGGAACTGTCCTTGGAGACAAAGAAGCTGCAAGTGCATCAATTAGTAAAGGTATCGATAAACTCAAGGAAGTTAATTCATTAGGATTAAAATACAGCGCAGAAATGCTTGTGTACTTGAGCGCTATTGAAAGTAATACTCGTGGTGTTGCTTCTAATATTGCAAGATCGAAGAACTATGCTGATTTCACTGGTATGACAAATACTGGAGTTTTCAGTACTGGATTGTCTAAGATTTCTGGAACTGTTAACAGAGCAGCTTTAGCTGGTGCTACAATGGGTTTGTCTGAGTTACTTGGTCTTGGCGGGGCAATCCAAGGAGTTGCTAATAACTTGTTTGGTAAATCTGTTAGTATCAAAGGTCAAGGTATTATTGCAGGTGATCAATCTTTAGGTAATATTCTTTCTGGTGGATTCCAGGGTGGATACTATACTGATGTTCAGAGTAAGAAGAAATTCTTAGGAATGACTACATCAACAAGTAAGTCTACGAATGTTACCGGAATGGATCAAGCTGTTCAAGACGAAATCACAAAGATCTTCTCTAATTTTGCAAATGTAATTAGAGTTGCAACTAAGCCATTAAATATCCCGTTGTCTGAAGTTGAACAAAGCTTACAGAATTTTGTTGTGAAAATCCGTAAAATCGATCTGAAAGGATTGGATGCAGAAGAGCAACAAAAGAAAATTGAAGCTGTATTCTCTGCAGAGGGTGATCGCATGGCAGAGGCTGCTCTGAGTTCTCTGAAACCTTTCCAACAAGTTGGAGAAGGATTCCTAGAGACTGTTACTCGTGTTTCAAGTTCTGTCGAAGAAGGTACTGCTGTTCTGAATGGTCTGAATATGGCTGTTTTGGACTATACCAAACTGAATGAAAAGCAAGGTGATGTTGCTCTAGAGTTAGTTAAGGAAAGTCTTTTGTTATCTGAAGGCTGGACAAAGATGGGTGAAGTTATTGCTAGTTTCTCTGGCTCTGCTCAGGAACTTGGTGACCTCTACAAGAAGGCAATTGATATTCGTACTGCATTCCAAGTACTTGGTGTGTCAGCTAATGCAATGTCTGTTGATCTGATTAAATCATCTGGTGGCATGGATAATCTCAGTTCGAATTGGGAAACATTCCAATCATCATTCTTGACTGAATCCGAGCAGATGGCAATTCAATCTGCAATTTTGCAGAGAGAGTTTAGCAAGATTGGTATCACAATGCCAAAAACTGCAGAGGAATTTAAGAAGTTAGTACTTGAGACTCAGAATCTTGGTACTGCTTCTGGTGATGAACTCTTAGGTAAACTGCTAAAACTTTCAGATGGTTTCTCTGTCTTGTCCGATCAAATGGCTAAGGTTGAAAGTGAAAGAAATTCACTTGAAGAGAAGCTTCTGGAATTGCAAGGCAATACTGCTGAAATCCGTAGACGAGAGCTTGAAGCTTTAGATCCTTCTAATCGTGCTTTGCAAGAACAAATCTGGTTATTGGAGGATCAGAAGAAAGCTACCGATGAGTTGAATAGTGCTTTGAAGCAGGCTGGTAAAACAATTGCTGATGAGATTAAGAGACT